CCTTTTGACGACAATTGTCCGACTGAACGCAAAAACTTTTTGAGTTACTCATACGTACTCTATAAGTTTTGTGAACTTCTCTCAGAGGATATTTATCTACAGTATTTCCCACTCCTAAAATCAAAAGAGAAGTTGTATCAACAAGATGTCATATGGAAGAAAATCTGTCATGACCTCAAATGGGAATTTATTCCCACAGTATAGTAGATGGCAGTGATTTTTATGCTCAGTACCAATGGGTATCTCAGTCAACATGGATACGTAGATGTCAAGAAAAAGACCAAACTTTCTAGACATCGTGCGTTGATGCGGGTTTTCCGTTCAGGTGAACCACCATTACGTTTATTTCGAAGACTTCATGCACTCGTGATTCTTTTTAAAAACAAGGATCCGAAACTTTCCGGAATTTTTAAAGAGGACAGGAATTGGGTTAAGAAAAAGTTGATGTAGAAAAAGATCTTTATCTTCTAAAAAAGATTTTTCGAAAAAATAATATTGAAATATATTAATGTGGTTACTCTTAGGATTAGCACTTTTGTTAAACACCCTTGTTGGAAGATTCATATCTAGGGTAAGGGGTGAGGGTTTTGGTGGAAAAATTAGAGATGTTGGATTTGATTTCTTACCAGACCTTACCAAGTATGAAGTACTTCATGATGTGACGTTGATTGTACCACTCGTTCTTTTGGTTCTTAATTGGAACAAGATTAACCAAAATGGGTACATATCCTTCCTCACAACTATGTATTTCATGAGGGCTCTCTCAAATGTCGTGACCCAATTCCCTCGTGCAAAGTCTAAACCATGTAACGAGGGTAGTCCACTTTCCAACTGTAACGATTACATGTTCTCTGGACACACCACTTTCAATATAGTCACTTCGTACTTCTTGAAGAATGGTATGTTCCCAATTTACCCCATACTTTCATCCCTCACGACAATTTCTACGAGGGCGCACTATAGTGTTGATGTTCTTATGGCTTGGATTATCTTTTTCGCACTTAAGTCTAGGATTAAAGGATAAATTACAAACATAAACAATGACATCCAACGACGAACAACTCCTTTTCGCACTTTATGAATTTGAAAATGCGCGCCCACGTGTACTTTCTTATCTAGAGTGTACACATGAAGATCCAGCGGTTCAGCACTGTGTAGATCAAGTTAAACATCATCTAAAACTGGTGCACGAACTGTTGGAAGGAGCTGTGTTAAATCCGCAGACACATTACGATGATGCTCGTACATTTTATCAAACGCTTTGGAAAGTTCTCCCTCTGATGACTTTACTTCAATCTTTCGAACCTCAACCTCCCGACCCGGTTGAAGAGGGAAGTTCACCAGATACGCCGTCCTCAGTCCTGTCAAGTCAAGATATTTTTGAGCTTGTAACTCCATCCCATCAGTCAGAGCCCTAATAGCTTTTAATTCTACTATTGTAGTGTCATCTATGATAATATCGGCTCTCAACTGTCCAACTACATGACCCCTAAACCTGACCAATATATGTCTCTCAGATTCATATGGAACTCTTTTCTCCCTTAGATACACTTCGGCAGCATTGTGATATACTCTCTCACTGTAACCAGGACCCAGTTCAGAATATATCTCCTTCATCATATCTTCTATATTTATAGACGTCATCTATAAAGAAATGTTTAATTTTCTCTATATATGTTAAGATGTCCCAGAACAATAACGCGTTAGAAAGGATGAAACGCAACTTACGTAATGTAAGTCGTAAGGCTGCGTTGAATACTGGACGCTTCAAGTTGGAGCGAGCATTGAAAAGGCTAAAAAATACCCCTATTACGTCTGAGCGTCACCAGACAGCTGCCAAGAAAATTCAAAAGGCTTGGAAAGAACTCAACAAGTCCAAGATCCCAAAGTACAAGGAAGAAAAGACTAAGAGATTGGCGAACGAAGCTAATCAGTTATTGAAAAATATCACAGCAATCAATGTTAACAGAATTACAAACCGGATAAATAAACTCAATTTGACGAACAAAAATAACAATGGAAATGTCGTCATGGCTAATGTGGCACCTATCCGCAAGAAGAAGCGTAAAAGTGCTAATAGTAACAGTAACAGTAACAATAATCAAGCTAAGGGATACAGGAAGAGACAGGTGAATCTACCCAATATAAATATTGGTGGTGGGGGCATGGGGTGTGGATACGCGGGTATTCCACGATACATGCAAAGAGCACAAGAAAGATTTGACAACGCGAATGTAGTTTCAGCTTTCCTAGACTACACCATTGCCACCGATCAATACGGTATATTGAAGAATATATCCAAAATATTGAACAGACGTGGTGCGGCAAACACATCTTCTAGAATTTCCGTGAGTAAGCAAGTTCACTTCTTCATGGTTGGTATACGGGATGTGGACAAGGCACACGCAATTAGTGTCTTAGTTGATCCCGGTGTTTATACAAATGAATTTAGAATGTGGGTATTTGACCCCCATGGTCAGGCCTCCAAGAGTTCTATTTGGGGTACAACTATGCGTCAAAAGGTAGTACCAATCATTAAGGATTTATGGGGTTCAAACTTCGCGGTTAGATACTACAATGGTCCCAATTTACAAGCGGACAATAATAGGGGTGTCTGCACAACCTTCTACGTTACTTTCATGGATTACATTCGTGCCCTCATAGCTGGAGAGAACATCAATGGAATAACTCGTTTTGCGGCACAGGATTCTACTTCCAGAAGAAAATACTTCTTAAATTTCCCTCCCGAAATTAAAAGTTTGGTTGTGTCCAAGAATAAAACTAAGTGATTGTATTTAAAAACAAACTGCGATAAATTCTCAGTGTATAACAGGTAGTGTCAATGAAATTTAGACTCATGCGCCCAAATATGGCGATAAGAAAGAAGAGAATAAAACTTTCCCGTGAAGTCGTTCACGATTTGAAAGAAGTGAGTAAGTTATCTTCTTCCAAACAATGGGAATTTGCAGGTAATATTGAGTATAAAAATTTCAAGTTTAGTAAACCAAGTATCGTTACATCAAAAAAACGAAATCGTGTAGAAGGTCCTGAAATTGATAAAGTTTGGTATTCTGAAATGTCATTTCATACACATCCAGGTATAGGTCACCACGATGGGACCGTGTGTCAAAACACACCGATATTCGCAACTCTTCCCAGTAATGCAGATTTTGATGCGTATATCAAAGGGTTTCCTGAAATGCAAGTCAATATAATTTGTGATTCACATGGATATTACGTTATTAATATCCTTAAATCGGCGTACATGAGAGCATCACCTTTGCCCGAGGCTGTACATGAATATATGAGAAAGGTGCGTAGTAAGCCGTTTATGCGCATTTGCGTATTTTCAGATAATGGAATTGAATATTTTCAAACCACTGTAAAAAACTGGAAAAGAGAAATTAATGAGTACATTGATCCAGAAATGTTGAAATTGTATGGAGTATCAATTCGTTATTATTCATATGATGATGAACCTCCTATTGTTACCGTCTATCGGGATATAGACGTAGTATAGCATCTTCTAATTCATCCACTTCATACCAAGCCCAATGACACTCAGATGAATTCTTATCTATTTCACACATCTCCTGTGCTTCTTTTATCGCTTCTGTGAAGCGTAAACGAAGTCTCAGATTCTCTCTGATTGGCCTCACCTCTGCGATACTTGGTCGCTGGTACATAGACTCGAGGACATTCTTACGAGTCTTTGCTAGTTTAATCTTGTAAAGACTGTTTTCGGAGAAGGTGGCTACACATCTCATTTAGTATATGAAGGTATTAAAGTTTTAAGTCCATATATAATTATAGGATGCCCTATAACGTTGAAGCCTGTGATTTCAAGTATCGAGTCTCTTCCCTTGAGAGGGTTGTCGATGGTGACACAATTGATGTAAACATTGATCTAGGTTTTGATGTGTGTACAAAGCAGCGTGTTCGCCTTCTAGGGATTGATACACCAGAGTCCAGAACTCGTGACTCCGAAGAGAAGAAGTTCGGTCTCCTCTCGAAGAAGAAGCTCAAGGAATGGTGTCTAAAGGCTGTCGCATCTGAGAAGGATGATGTTGAAATCGAACTCAGATGCCCAGAGGCTGATTCCAGGGGTAAGTTTGGTCGTGTTCTCGCAGAGGTTTGGGTTTCCGAGGATGGTGTGTGGACCAATGTGAACAAGTGGCTAGTTGATGAGGGATACGCGGTTCCATATGGGGCTGAAAATAAGGCTCTCGTCGAAGGACTTCATCTCGAGAATCGTAAGAAGCTTATTGAGCGTGGTGAAATCACACTTTAACGCTTTTGTCTTCGCATATAATAAATCACAATAATAATGATTAAAATGGAAAAAAGTGCGAGTTCATCTTCAATTACGTAATCTAATATCAGATTTGGATTGGTTAGTAAATATGTAAGATCACTTCTACTAAAAATCTGAGTGAGAGACATATTTATACCATGTCCCTGTGTAGCATGCCATGACCATGGTGGGATCATAAGACTGTCACCGGGTTGAAGAGTTACTTTATATATTTTCATTTTGCTATGGTCTAATCTAAAGAAATCCTCCCTAGCAAAATTAGATTTACTCATGTGAAAGGTGCTGTTTTTGTGAATATTTGGGTTGTCATAATTGTTAAAAATATAAACCGTTTTACTTCCAAATAACTGATTCAGTACAAAATCTGAATTCACGTGTAAATGTAAACCACTCGCGTGATCTTTTCCTAAATACAACATAAGTGCCTCAACCTCTTTAGGGTCGGTATTTGGATTTTTTAGTGATTCAAGTAATTTTGTTGGTAATTTCTGTTCAAATAGATCAACTTCTGCACAGTATAAACGAGGTAACAGATCTTGTTTCCAGTGTTTGAATAGTTTTGGTAAAGTACTTTTACCCATATCCGCCGAAGTGGTATCTATTTCAGGTGTATCATAAATTTCAATGGGTAAAGAAACATTTCCAAACATACGGACTATTTGACTAATGTTCATCTTCATCGCTCTAGGTTGATACATTCCACGTATTACCGTTGGTTCTTTGATGTTCCCCACAAGTAGGGCATTCTTTTCCTCTGGTGTCATATTACCATAATTATATGTCGGTAAATCGAGGTATGAACTCATCTATAATAAGCAATATATTAAAGTTTTGATATATATACACAAGTATGTTATGTAGACGGCGGTTAAAGATAAAATTCCCATTTAAAATTCGTCCCCGTCTATACATGGTAGTAAAAATTGAAGAAACAGTCATAAAAAAACAAAAACGTCGTAATCGTAAACGGAGAAGAATGAAAACTAAATTAAAGAAGAAGAAGATAAAACGTATAAATGAGTTTTACTTCGTTCTTTAGAATTTTCGGTAAAAGGGTGGTTAGGAAAGCACCCGTTCGTGTTTCTGGTGAAAAACTATGGTACCGTGGTCATAATCTGAGATATATTCAGAAATCTTGGACTCGCGGAGAAAATCTTAGAAGTTTAAAGAATTAATAATATGGTCTGTTAAGATGTTTGACTGTCTGACTAAGAGACGGCTATCAAAAGTGGATGATTCTATTCCAGTTTTTAGTCTAAATAACTACAGAGGTTACGCTAGAATAACTAGTGTATACGACGGGGATACTTTTAAGGCGTGCCTCATTCTTCATGGGCGGGTCAAGAAATTTATCTTTAGAACTCTTGGATATGACGCCCCTGAGATGAAACCACGGTTGATAATTGATAATAGGGAACGATATATACAAGATGCTATTCTAGCACGAGAGATGTTCAAGGAGGAGTTGGGGTTTGATTCTTCTGCACCACATCAATGGTGGAATCCATTCATGTGTAGAAATAAAGTCAATGGGTGGGTATGGGTAGAGTGTTACGGGAATGATAAGTATGGCAGAACCCTAGTTAATGTATTCAAAACTAAACCATCATGTGATGTAATAGACCCAACATCAGTAAATGATATCATGATTAATTCAGGTTTGGTAAATCCGTATGACGGTAAGACGAAGAAACAATTTATATAGAGTAAGGGTGTTTTCTCACCCATAAATTACAAATCCATTTATCACCAGACTCTACAGGTTTCCCACCATGTAAAGCTTTGGATGTTATGAAATTATAGTTATCTAGTGTGTCAAAAAAGAGTACATCACCAGCATTAAGTTTATAGGACTTGTTAAGATTTGGAAATACAGTTTCACCACCTCTATATCCATCATTTAGTGCCATAATGAAAGTGTGTACTCTCATGTTATCATCATCTTTGAATGCGTCTTGGTGTGGTTTGTAATGACCACCAGATTTATACTTAAGTACCTGTAACTTTTCACAATTGGTTATAGGTCTATCTGTATGTTTCAAACATCTATTTATCACGTTACGGACGACCTTATCATCTTTATCTAACCACGCAGTTTCACTCTTACGAATGTTCTCGTCCACCGTTTTACTATGTGAGATTGTGGACGTTTCAAGTTTATTTGTAGCTTCACTTATGATATGACGCCTTTCCGACTCCGATAGAAAGTTTCTCATTACTCTGGGTTTTGGATAACTTGGTAACAAGTATATGATGAGTAGAATGAGTACGACCACAATTAATTTACCCCTCATCTTAATATTTACAGATAAAAATTTTTGGGCGTTACACAGTTGTATCTCGTACGAATATTAGTGAAAACTTCGTTCGCATACGAAAATAACTTCTTTATCATATCAATGATTTCAGTTTCACGTTCTGTATCAAGAATAAATTGTCTAAGAAGGTCACCACCAGAATGAGTCAACATCTCGTATATGTTTGATAGATCTCTCATCTTGTCTTTGAATTTTTCCTGTCTTTGTAAGAAAACCTTAAAATCGTTCTCATCTAGTTCATTTAACATATAAGACACCCGGAGACTTAGATTATTTACAGGTTCTATGTCTATGTAGATATTTTCACGTTCCGCAAAGAATATATACGAGGCTAAATTCATTATATCATTAGATGAACCAACCTCCCTTAATTCACGGTACGTGGGTATGCCACCACATGGAATGTCACCATGTTCCCTAGATGTTCCACCTTTTCGTTTAAATTCTATGTAATGTGGATTATGGATACGTCCAGTTACAATTTCACCTGTACGCCAATCAAATGCGGTATGACAATCTGGGCACCACATTTGAGCACAACCACTTGTTTTATGTATAACAGTACCACATTTGGGACAGGATTTACTATCTTTATTTAGAAGCTTAATAGTTTTTACTGTTTCTGGATTACATTTATGATCATCAGTCAACAATTCATTACAATCACGACAAAATCTATTACTGCATAGACCACAAAAATATTCTTCATTTAAGAACCCTTTACATTCTTCATGTGGACATTTACGTATAAATTTAGTTGGTTCATTGTGAAACGTATCTGTGGAATTTCTAAGCCTTTCCAATTGAATATATATGGCTTCTAGATCGCGGTGAAATTCTATTATATCTGGGTGATTTTGTACATCTTCATCGGTGATTGGAAAAGATATATGATTTCTTTGATAGAGTTCAATCAAAGAATTTCGTAAACGTCTAGCCTCTCTACGTAATTTTCTGATAGCTATCACTCTTTCTACTTCTTTTTGACTTTGGGGCATTAGAGCCTTTTCTCGTTCAAATAATACATTTTCACGATGACGTTTGAGCTCTGTACGCCTAAAATATTTGGTACAAAAGGAGTCTACAAATTCACGATTCCATACAGTTTTGCATCCCATACAATGAGGATCTTCTATGCTTGAGAGAATATACTTTTGGGAACAAGAACGGCAACTAGTTAAATCACAAAAAGGGCACTCAACTTTTTTGTGATTTATCTTGTTAATCTTTTCACAACACACGTCGCATATAGCCATTAACTTAAAGGAAGTTTATATCTTTAACTGATTATTGACAATCTACAAAACTACTAAGCAACTCCATCGCGTCATCTCGTCCATAAATAGTTTGAGTGAAAAAGAGAGTCATCTCTGCCTGTCCATATGACAAGTATGTATCTCGGTACTTTTCATAAATTGAAGCAAGATCATCGAGATTATCATCACACCATTCCACAATATCTTTATCAGTCATATCCCGGTGAAGACCATGTTGGATGAAATCGACAACCTCGTCGCTGAGAGGCATGTCGGTAATCACGGTGCAATCGTCGTCGGGGTGATTCATTTTTATCTACTTTTTGTTATTGGCTATCTTACTTAGGCCTTCATCTCTTTTAATCGCACCTTTGATCCTACCACGAAGCTTGAACACATTTTGCCTCGTCTGCATACGATCTATATTTCTACCGAAGTTCGTACTAGTCTTTTTAGCCAACTCCCTCAACTCAATCTTCTTGGCATCCACAAAGTTCTCACGGGATTTGTACTTCATCTTCTTAGCCCTATTGGGATTGTTGTTAGCGTTAGAGTTGTAGTTGGAAATAACCGAGTTTTTGTTATTGTTATTGTTGTTGTTCTTCTTCTTGTTCTTGACCTGCATCTCAATCTCTTCACGCCTCTTATTCACATTGTTCAACAGTTTCACAACCTTCCTTCGGTGATTCATCTTCTCAACCTTGGTGAGACCAGCCTTAGTGTACTTGTTCTCAATATTTTTACGAAGTACCACCTTCGCATTGAGCTTATTTTCAATCTTCTTGAGATCTTCGATCGTCTCCGCAGCTCTTAATTCACGGGCCCAAAGACCGATTCTACCCTTGGTAAGTCCGGTACGTTCTTGGAATACACCATTGTTATTGGGTATAAGATTCAGTTCCTTGGTGATCTTATTCTTGAGCTTGTCCCTCTCAGAGTTCATGTTCTTGATAATGTTACGTACATTGTTCTCTTGTTGCTCAACTTCCTTGGGTACATTGTTGATATTCACCTTAACATTATTCACATTTACGACATTCTTAGATGGGGGGAGGGACACATTGTTGTTGTTGGCACCTAACCGAGGACCTCCATTGAAGCTGTTCTTGTTGTTGTTAGACTTGTTGTTGGGCTTGTTGTTATTGGACTTGTTGTTGTTGGACTTGTTGTTGTTAGAGTACAGAGGATTGTTTTCCATATTTGGTTCAAATAAGGGATTATTCTGCACAGTCTTTTTGTTTTTGTTTTTGTTTTTGTTGTTGTTATTGTTAGAATTGGAACTATTGTTGTAAATAGGCTCAGCAGCACGCCCCCCTAATCTAATTTCTTTGGCAACATCATTTTGAAGTTGTTTAAGAATCTGATTGGCCACGTACTCTACATCAGCCTTTTTGTTGTTCGCGGGTTTATTAGCGATAGCGAGTATCTTCTTGTTGTTCACGGGTTTATTAGCGATAGCGAGTCTCTTATTATTTTTGGATCCATTACTAATTTGATTTATGACATCCTTGTTAATTTCTTTCATTATTCCATTAGCTACATAGTTAACATTACTCTTCGTATTCCCGGAATTTAAAAGCTTTTGCTTTTTATTGTGAGCGTTCATAAACATCTGGAAAGTGCCCTTATTTCCACCCTTGTTAGGATGAAGCTTTAGGGTACCCTTAAGATAGATCTTCCGCAGTTCCTTAAGTGTAGTAGCCTTATTGATACTAAGAATCAGATTCTTAGTCGCATTGTTAAGTTTGGCATTTCCATTTAGATTTGTCTTGTTAGACACTGCGACTAAATTACGACTGTTTATTCTTTTATTGATATCCTTCCTCACGACGTTATTAA